CATGGTTTTAGAATTGCGGATCAAAAGTACGCAAAAATGCAATTTTCTGACGCTTTGACGTTGATTGGTTCCATGTCTGAGAGATATGCGAAGGACACTTTACGCACTAGTGTGCAAATGGCCGCTAACGATGTTGCCGCAATGTTGGATGCGCTGGCAGAAAAAATGGTCAGAGATGTCAAAGACCAGCCGAACGTCGAAATACCCACCACCGATTCTTTCACGAACACGGTTGTCAGCCTATTACAACCTAAAACGGTCAAATTCCTCAAAACCTTGCGAAAACAAGCGCTCACACCGGGGCTCTTCGAGTATCATCTCACCGAGGCATTCCGATCTGTTGACCAGAAATGTATGCCGCGCGAAGAGTATGACAAATTATTGGAAAGTACGAAAGATTTCTGGGTATCTTTCTTCCCAAAGAAACAAGTCAAAGCGAAAATGCAGACGCAATCTTATGATTTCCACAAAGTTTCGCAGGGTGTCAGCGCCTACAATAAACAAGTCAATTTGTTGTACGCAGGGTTTGGGCGCATGCTTACCCATTTGTTACCGTCCTTACTTAAAAATGAGATTGTAATGATGTGCAACATGACGGATTGTGAGTTTTCAGAGAAAGTTGGTGCATTGCTGCATGAGTTCGCCAACCGGAAAGGGAGACGACCGCTTGACCGTAAAGCTGGTGATTTTTCGGAGTATGACAGCACTCAAGGCCTGATGGCTTACATGCTTATGTCTGTACTTTATATCATCATAGGAATGCCGCAAGACTTGGTCTTCCGGTATCGTGACCACAGTGATCATTGGACCATGTTTGCCTCTTTCTGCAAACTCATTGGGGAACTAAAATTCCATTCCGGCACTTTCGAGACATGGTTGCGTAACACTATCTATAACATGTGTAACATCGCCATCATGTATAAATGGGACGATCTTGCGGTTGGTGTGTTCACAGGTGATGATTCTGGCCTAATTGGACACGGTATAGTCTTTGATTACGGGTCAAAGTGGCTAAGCGACCACGGGTTACATCTTAAGAATGAAGAACCGCCGGTCATTGAGTTTGCCGGGAAATTCATATTATCACAAGCAGTCGTCCCAGATGCATTGCGGCGAGTCGCTAAGTATTTGTCGAAAGATTATAAAGATTACCATCAATACCGCGAGACAATAACATCATTACGAGGTGGTCTCGAAATGTTCTTAAGTCAGTCTGACCTGAGCGAAGCATGCATCGCCAGCAATCAATATTACAACAGCACGAAACTGTTCGATTACGTGCCCACAACAGCTGAAATGGGGATGCTGTATGGATTTTTAATGCATGAAGCAGACAATCCAAGATCGTTAGATCAACTGGTACATTTTCATAAAGATATATTGCCAGTTGCTCAACGACCATTCAAAAACTAATTCTATACATAAACATTGAATAGTTAGTTAGCCATACCATAGTTAATTAGATCCCAATGACCACAACCATCAACAACACGACCATCGAGAAAACCCGTCGCCGACGTCGCCGGACGCGCGTTATTGTCAATAGCGCACGCCGACGAACTACGCGACGTCCCCCTCGCCGTCGCCGCCAACGCAACCCCGACATCATTACACTCCTCCCCAGACGACGAGGCCCAGACCCGAGATCACTCCTGCCAATGGCACAGGCGGGTGGCGCTTCTAAAGATTTCCTACACTGTCGCGTCGCTCCATTCACAGCGGCCGGCAACAACGTATCCGTGCCCGATGGATCCATGTCTCGGAAAATCACAATGGACCATCGTTTTCAAATCCCTTTCGTCCTTGGATCCACAGGTAGTATGAACATCGCATTAACACCATGTTTACCAAATCCTGTCTGGTTCCAAACACCCACAACCGACACATACTACGCTGGTGGCAATCATTACACCACATGGACATCCGCATCGTATAACACATTGTGTCTCCCCGAGTGGCAACCAGGGCATGTGTCATTGCATAACGCCGTAGGGTCGTACGATGACTACCAAGTTATCTTCGATTCAGGGCGTTCGCGCATTATCACCGCTGCATGGGCCATCACTTACACAGGATCCACTCTGAACAACGGGGGATCAATTCGAGTCAACAC